CCACTATCAGAGGTACACGGCGAACGAGGCGGACAGACTGCGGCGGGAGCTGGAAGCCGAGCGCAAGCGGTCACATTTGGCAGACCAGTCCGCGAGGTTTTGGCAGGACAATGCCGAGGACGCGCGCCGCTCCCTTTCCGCGACAAAGGGCGTCGTGACGCGCCTGAAGAACCGGGCGGCGCATGGCGTCTGCCCCTGCTGCAATCGCACGTTCCAGCAGCTCGCGCGCCACATGAAGGCAAAGCATCCCGACTTCGCGCCGGACAAAACAGACGCCGCATGACCGATGACCCCTTCGCGCCGCGGCCCTTCCATCCGACCCTCTGCGTCCTGCCGTGCAACGCGTGGGCGTTCACGGCGGCGGAGGAGTGCTGGTGGGTCGGCATGATGATCCATGACGTGACTAGCACGCGCGAGGTCATCCTGCATGACTTCAGCATCACGAGCGCGGCCGGCAGGGACTTGCTCACCATCCCCCTCGGACGGCGGCAGGAAGCGGGCACGTCGTACCACTGGCACAAGGCGCGGCCGTGGAAGCTCCGAGAGGGCGATACCATCCGGCTGTCGCTCGCGGAGACGCCCAAAGCGCGGATGCGCCTGGAAGTCGCCCTATGGGCGTGGGAGGACTACCAGGAGCCCACAAAAGAGGAGCGGATGGCGCTGGCGATGGAGTTGCGGAAGAAGCCGAAGGAGGGATGAGAGATGAGCGAAGACGGTTCCGTGAAGCGTAGCAAGGGAAACATCTATTTCCACCCGGAGAACTATGGCCTATGGGTTCTCGCGGAGTTGAAGGACAGCAGGTGTCAGTTTGACTTCAACTCCGTCGTCGCGTGGATGCACGAGGACGGCACGGTCTACTGGCAGCAGGACAGCGGTTCGTCCGAGCCATTGCCCTTTGACAGGTTTCGCGAACTCGGCAGCCTGAACCGCGCCGCGCCGGACCTTCGCGACCTTATCGCGGCCGTGGATTCTCATCGGGAGCATGGCCGGGCAGATGCTGACAGGTTCCTCTCTGCCGTCCGGAACGCTATGAAGAGGCGTGAGACGCCGAAGGAGTGAAGCGTTGACGCACGAACAGCAGCACGCACTATCAGCACTCCGCAGCGCCCTTCACGAATTCTTACGGGTCTTCGGCCGATGCCACCTTGCAAGCGCGTTGCTGGACTACCTCCCTCATTGGGAACGGCGGAAGGGAGCGTGAATTCGTAAACGGGGCCGGGAGTGTGCGTAAGTGCATAACTCCCGGCCCCGCTTGATTTGTGGTACGGCGTCAGGGATCGAACCTGACCGACTCGAACGGCACGAATAGCCCGTCGCTACTCCCTCGCGGGAACGTGTCACCTCTCCACGCCGCCGCCGTACAGTGCAATTCTACCTCTACACATCCGCACCCGCACGGACCACGTTCACGCCATCCCCGTAAACAATCGCCCGCTTCGTGGCCGCCACCGCCACGCCGCTGCCGCCGTTCGTCTTGAAGGTGAGGGCGAACCCGCCCGTCGTCCCGTTGTAGACGATCCACTCCCTGCCGTCCGTCGCCGGCAGGATGATGTCCCGCCCGGCCGTTAGGGCCCCGGTGAACTCCAGGATGCGGTTCTCCGCCTCCACCGTCGTCAGCGTCCGGTTCGCGTCCGAGAGCGCGATAGAGACACGCCGATGCACCGCCGCCCGTACGCCGTTCAGCGCGACTTGCCGCTCGTTCGTGACCGTCGCCACTGCGCCCCCGGAGGCCGCCGCCGTGCCCCACAGGAGCGATGCGCCGTGGCTGTCCGTGGTGAGGGGGTCCGTCCCGGTCGTGTTGACCGTCCACGTCCCGTCCTGCCGCAGGAACAGGTAGTTCATGGCGTTGTCGGTCAGCCCGCCCACCGTGCCCGCATCCAGCGCCACCGGCGTGTTGACGAAGGCGGAGAGGGCCGTGAACGCCACGGACAGCCCCGTGCCAGCGGAGAGCGTCCCGCCGGTCACCGCGCCGTTGCCGAGGTAGGCGGTCAGCAGCTCGCACCAGGCCCCGGCCCACTTGCCGAAGTTGCCGGCCTCCGCGATGTTCGTGTTCAGCCGATCCAGGAGCGGCGCGCCCGTGAGGCCCGCGGTCAGCGGCGTCAGGCTCGATTGCAGGTAGGGGGAGGTGGCGACATCCCCGTCCGGCCCCGGACCTCCGCCGCCGGTCGTCCCCGGCTCCTCCGGGATGGTCTCCAGACCGCCCGGCACTTCAATGGGTGGTAGCGTAGGCATTATGAGAAGTCCTTTCCGTTGGTGGACGACTTGAACGTGATCCCGCCGGAAGCGGTGTAGCAGATACCGACGTTCCAGACGCCGCCGGCCGTCACGAACTCAGCCACGGATATCGGGTCATCGTCCACGCCGGACGAGATAGCCGTGAACTCCGCCTCCATCTCCGTGCCGAGTGTGTCGAAGATCCTGCCTTTGATTGCCCCACCGCTCCGCCAGTACACGAGGATTCGCTTATCCCGCGTGATGAGCAGGCCCGGATTGGACCCGGAACCCACGTTAATCGTCATCTCCCACGTGCTCCCTTCGTCCTGCGTGCGGGCGATATAGACCTGCCGCGCGCCCGAGACGACCTTCGTGTAAGCGAGCCAGAGGGCCTGTTCCTTGCTCTGCTTGTCGATGCGCAGGCAGGGCTCCTCGCCGCCCGGCATGGCCCAGGAGGGCGTACTCAACGCCCATGCCGGCGTGCCTATCGGGTCTACCTTCGTCGCGTACTGAATGGCGATCCCGCCCCCGCTGCCGCCGTACATGGTGGAAGTGGAGGCGAACGCGCGCCACTGGTACATCCGGTCCCCCACGTCATAGGAGACATGGTTTCCGATGTCGCCCCCCTCCGATGGGACAGGCATCTGCACGTCACAGTGCAGGAGCACCGCGAGGTCCGGCTTCCTGACCGTTACCTCCCCGTTGTAGGTGTAGACATGCCCAGGAGGCGGGTTGACCGGGTAGTAGCTGTTGATCCTCCAGATCTCGTGGTTTGGCGGCGCATTCGCGATGAACTGCTCGGACCACCAGTTCATTCCGAACACCTTGCCCCGCCAGTAGAGGTTCCAGTACGGGTCCAGCTTGATCGTGCCCTTGATCTTCGCCGTCATCCCCCGATGGTCGAAGAGCCAATGAGTGAGGTACGCCACCCCGTTACGCGGCACGTTGGACGTGCCGCCGGGGTCGTATCCCTCGATGGAGAGCTGCCGGTCTCCTTTGGCAGTCCAGTCCGAATCCGCAATGAGCGTCACGGCCCCGCCGCCCGTCGCGGGCTCGGCCCCCATGTAGTCGAAGCTGTTGAACTGCTGTAGCCCTAGAGGCTCGTCCGTGCCGTCGCTCTCAATGTGCGCGAACGCATCGACCTGTCCGTCCGCGGTCCCGTCCGAGTAAAGGTCATGGCTCCACTTCGAGCGCAGGGAAATGCCGAGCGCCATCTCGATGGTGACGTTGCTCAGGCCGTTGGACAGCCCCGTGCCAGTGGGCCCCAGGTGCGGCCATTCCGGGATCTCTATCTCCCCCTCGAAGTCCCACTCGTAATAGGCCGGATACGACGGCTGGTTGTTCCTCGTCGAGGGCACCTTGTAACTGTGGAACGGATACTCCGACAGGTACTCCCACGAGCCGGAGTGAGAGTGCGTGTACGTGACGCTTTCCCCGGTGATCGTCACATCCGCCCGAATGGTGAAGTGCTCGGGCATTAGCCGAAGTACCGGACCGCATCCGGGTCGTCGATCATGTGGACGCCCAGGACGAAGCGGTCATAGAGCGTGCCGGACACCTCCACCTGCAGCTCCGTCCGCGCGGCCGTGCGAACCGGCGCGGCGGGGCCGCGGTCCGGGGATTGGGGGAGGATGCGGGCTTGTTGGATGCCGAGTATCCGCCGCGCGTGCCGCCTCTCCACATCGGCCAGGGTGTACCGCATAGACTATGCTCCTATGTACTCGCCGGTGTAGAGTGTCGGCCGCCACACCATGTCTTGATCCCCGACCCATGATGCGGCGTGCTCCCGGCTCAGGTCGTCGGCGGAGAGTGTGTTCACGCGAAAGATGCCGATGCCGTCCAGGCGCACAGGATCGCCCCTCCAGACCATCGCACCGTCCAACTTACCCAGCAGATCACACTCCCATTCGCCCATCCTGCGGACCTTCGGAAGGCGGTTTACCAGCACGGCCAGGGCGTAGTTCGCCATCTCCTGCGTCGTGATGACCTGGGGCTCCACCAGTCCGTACCGCCGCGGCTCCCCGAGCCAGTTCGCCGGCCGGTCCCCCGGAGCAAGCGTCATGTCCTGGCTAACCACGTCCGCCCAATGAGCAATCAGAGCCGTCCCCGTGCGAGGATGCCGGCCCACGACGGTGATGTCGTTCGCCTCCGGCTCCAGGTGGGTCTCGCGATAGGTTCGGTAGACGTACCGGGGCGCGAGCGCGTGGGCATCCGCCGCGGACGCTCCGCCGGCTATGAGGGCGTTGTATGCGGCCTGCACCGTGCCGTAGATGGTGGCGACGGGCGTGGTGCCGATGGATGCCGGAGACGCCACCCGGAACTTCGGGCCGGCCGCAGTCGGAACCCATCCGACAAAGTAGTCCCCGCAGAACGTCTCCCACAGCTTGATAATCCAGTCCGCGGGCGTGTCGCCTACTTCCGGCAGCAGGGAGTGTTCACCCTCGCTCTCCTGCCCTACGGCGGGCAGTATCAGGTCCATCTCCTCCACGTCCATCATGGAGAACGGAAAGCCGGGCATCATCGCGAAGAACTCGAACGCCTCATGCAGGTACATCCGGTTGATCGGCAGCGGGTCTTGAATGCGGTAGGTCTCCAGCGCCTTCCACAGATCCCGGCCGGGCAGGGTGAGGCGGCGGCTGTTATCGCTGTAGCTCTCCTCCCACTTGGGCGCATCCGTCCTGCCGGTGAAGATTGGGACCGTCCCCACGTAGGCGCGTATCGGCCGGTTGCCGATGGTGCGGACGCTCGCCCCGCTCGCCACTTCCAACGTGGCCGGGTTCTGTAGGGTCACGTCGAACTTCACATCGGCCGGCCCCTCTCCGACCGTGTAGCTGGCGGAGACCATGTAGTTCGCCAGGGGGATGTTCGCGGCCGGCGTGTTCGCCGTGGACGGCTCCAGAGTCACTGTAGCCCCGTACAGGTAGGGAGTGCTATCGCTGTCCCCCGTCAGGTCTATCCGAATGCGTACGGTGTCGAGGGCGCCATCGGGCTCGAATTCGGTCGTGCCGTCTTCCTCCACGAGTGACGCGAACACCTCTCCGCTTCCGTACCCCGGATCGTCTGTATTGCCGTAGAATGTGAATTCGCTGTCTTCGGGTGGCGGGTAGCGAAACTGCTTGACAGAGGAGACGATATAGCCCGAGGTCTTAAACTTCAGCGGGGCAAACTGAACCGACGCCTGGCCCTCCGGCACATACCACCAGAAAGGCCCGGCCCCGGTGATTGTGGGGATCTCTTCGTTCGGGTCCAGGTCTTCAAAGAGGAAGTTGCATCCCCCGCCCTGGTTGGAGAGCAGAAGCAGCTCCCGCTGCCTGCACGGGATCATTACGACGTTCACAATGTTCTGAGCGAACTGTCGGTCCTGAGAGCCGGTGTCGCTTCCCTGCGGCCCCAGCGGTTGCGGGTACTTTTGCTTGCCGGTGATTGAGCCGGTGGCGAGCTTCACGCCGTTTCGGTAGCACTCCACCTTGCCATCGGACGTGAAGCGCAGGCGAACATCCGCGTCCGTATCCCGGCCCCAGCCGCACTCAAGCTGCACAAAAGACTCGCCGCCGCTGTTGTAGGCGAACCACGAAAGGTAGACGGGGCGGTTCCGGTCAAAGCTGGTATTGGTGTAGACCTCCTCGTTAATATCGACGGATTGCAGGTAGTTATTGCCGTCAAAACCGAGGCTAAAGTCCTTCCACTTCGCTGGAGTGGTGAGCGTGTAGTTCGCTTTCTTGTGCCGCGCATATTGCCCTGTGGCCGGACCTGTGCCCCATTGCTCCGTGTAGGGCAGCGGGAGGAGCATGCCCGTCTTCGTAATGGGATCGAGACCCACATCGGGGGAACTCGCTTCCAGTTCCCAATCCCGCCCGTCCGTGAGCAGGGCGAGCCTGTCCAGCAGGATGCGCGGCTCCTGGGTGTCGAGGAAAACCGATAGAACGGGCAGGGGCATGGCTTATGCTTCCGCGTGGATGAATAAGATACCCTTATAGTTTAGACGGCAAGCAGGGAAAAGTCAAACAGAGAGGGGACACGTTCCGCTTCTGGGCGACTGACGCGAGTATTTACGTACGCTTAATGCCGGTGATAGGGAGGGCTCAGAATGTATAATAATGGTTCGCGTGGGAAGGGAAAACAGCCAATGAGCACTCCAGAATACGGCACGTGCGCCGAGACTTTCGAGAGCATGATGAAGGCCAACGGCTTTGCCTATTGGCTCGCCTCGGACCTGATGGGGCTGCTCGGATACCAGGACATGAAGACGTTCACCCGCGCAATCAATAAGGCGCAGGCTGCGTGCGCAACCCTCGGCATCCCCATCGATGAGAACTTCATCCGCGTCCGCGCAGATGGACAGCCGGACGACTACAAGCTGTCTCGCTTCGGCTGCTACCTGACCGTGATGAACGGTGATGTGAAGAAGCCCGCGGTGGCGACGGCGCAGGCATACTTCGCGGTGCTCGCGGAATCGATGCGCCAGCACATCCAGGAGGCCGCCGGAGTGGAGCGCGTCCTGCTCCGCGGCAAGGTGACCGAGCACGAAAAGTCACTGGCGGGTGTGGCGAAGGCGGCCGGCGTAGAGGTGTATGCGTTCTTTCAGAACGAGGGATACCGCGGCCTCTACAACATGGGGCTGAAAGAACTCAGGGCGTATAAGGGGCTGGAAGATGGCAAGCCCCTCCTCGATTACATGGGGAAGACTGAGCTCGCCGCCAATCTCTTCCGCATCACGCAGACGGAAGAGAAGATCAAGAACGAGCAGATCACCGGCCAGGTACGGCTGGAGAATGCGGCCTTTACTGTCGGGCGCAAGGTGCGTCAGACGATGGTGGAGATCAGCGGAGGCCGCCCTGAAGACCTGCCATTGGAGCAGAACATCAAAGAGGTGCAGTCCGGTATCAAGAAGACGCACAAGCGGTTCAAGGTGATGGACAAAGCGAAGCAGATCAAACCGAAGTCCACACCGTGAAATACAAAGCGGGCCCTCGGCAATGCCGAGGGCCCGCTGCTTTCTGCCCGCAAGGAGGAACGTTCAGTCCGCCCGGTGAATCAGCCCGCCGACTCATTGTCGCGAAAGGCACTTTACATGGACGACCGGATTAAGACCTATTCCCCAGCACTAATCGCTATTCTCCTGCTCGCCTTCTTCGGATGGAGGATGCAGGCCAGCATTGCGCCGCCCCGGCCCGCGGCCGCCGCTATGGCTCCCCTTATTGCTGAACGGGTGCCTGAACCTCCAAAACCAGCCGTGAAGGAGAAGCCCAAGAGCCTTGAAGATGTCATCGGCAAGCCGGTCAGCACTCCTCACGAGCCGGTTCCTGAGCACCTTCCCGTCCCGTTGACGTTTGACCAGCAGACGGCGGTTCGGAATGGCACTGACAAAGAGGACGAGGAACCCGGCGGCTACATCATGGGCGGTCGTTCCTCCGGCGCAAAGACCGTTAGCGTAAGAGGGCGTGAGCGCGAAGAACTCTTCTGCTCGCCTTACGAGATCATCTATGCTCTCGCAGTCAAAGACCTCGTTCGAAAGCGAAGTGCAACCCTCCCGCGTCACACTGGCGATGGCGGCATATTCCCATACGCGGGAGCAGGGGAACTGTTGAATGAGCTGTGCCGTTGGCGCGGCGCAGCGATGCTCCTGTAGACGGGAGTTTACGTCTACTGCGAAGCCGAGCTTTACCCGTCCGGCGGAGAATTCCGGCACAAGTTGGATGATGTAAAACCATCCCTTGCCATTGCTCACCCTCTGGACATCAGCACCATATCCCTGACTGGCGCGAAGTCCACGCAACACGTCTGCATCCTCGGGTGTAAGCGCAAGGGCGACTTGCCCCTGAGTTTTCGCCCCGCGAACAGTCAGGAACGTAAACCCGTTTTTCAAGGCCCACTTGCGAAGTGCGGACTTGTCCATGCCGAGTTCGACTGCGAGTTCGCCAAGAAGTATGTTTGCTCCCATTAGTCCTGCACCTCTCCGACCGTTCGCGGCCCGACGCCGCCGGCCTCCAGGTATCGCCTCTCCACCGCCCGCGCCACCCACTCGTGGAACCATCGATGCGGGACGCCTGCCAAGTGCGGGCCGTTCAGATCCTCGTATCGCTCGCTGAACAGGAGGGCGTGGGCCAGCTCGTGAAGGACGACGGCGGGCTTCTGAACGTCCGGCACGGATTTGTTGACAAAGATGCTTGTGCCGGTGTGGAAGTCGCCTTCCATTACCCCTTTGATACTCTCGGGGAACCGCACGATAAGCGGCACTCCCGAAAACCGTTCCGCAATGCGCCCGGCCTCGTGACAGGTGAGCGGTCCTGTGATTCCCAAATCGCTTATGATGCGGGAGGCGGCCCGCTCGACCGCCTCCCTGACCTGCGGGGTCACGCCGCCACCTTCCGCGCCGGCCGCACGCCGCTCCCGTCGCACACCCAGCAGGTGCAGTCTTCCTGCCAATTGCGGTCGATGCCGGAGCCGTTGCACACGAGGCACTTCTCAGCGCTCCGCGACTCCTCCTGCGACTTCCACTGACGGAAGCAGGCGGTGCAGCATCCGTAGATGAACGCCTCTTCGGAGAAGCGGAGGATAGCCCCGCAGGAGCACTGCCCCTTGTTGTTCTTCGTCGGGCGGGCGGTCAGAATAGTTGAAACCATGAACCTCTCCCTGTTCGTAGAGAGGGGTGAGCGGGCTTTCCAGTTTGCTCACCCCGGCCCGGTTCCTATTGCAAGTAGGGACCGGGCCATCTGTTTGTTCGACACCTATATACTAGCACGAAAGCCTTACAAGTGGAATACTTCATGCTAGGTATTTTGGACATTGTTAAGGCTTTTTCTGCTATACTCCAATCATGGAGACACCGGACGACCTGATGACAATTGCCGAAGCCGCCGAACTGCTGGGCGTTCACCGGCAGACGGTCTACACTGCCATTCGGGAGGGGCGAATGGAATCTATCAAGCGATACGGCAAAGCCCTAGTCTCTCGGTCCGAAGTGGACGCGTATCAGCGACGAACGAGGCCCGGCGGGGTAAAGCCGCGCGGACGCCCTAGAAGCACAAAGAAGGAACTCTAGCCATGTGGATTTACTCGAAGACAGCGCAGAACGGCTCCCGAACGCTGTTCCATGCGGAACAACCCGTATCTATCACCGTCGAGCAGGACGTGAGTTGGTGGACGCTCACTCGCACCTACAAGGTTGACAGAGGTCTCGGGCACATCGTGGTGATGGGCCGTTACGAGCAAAAAGAAGAAGCGCGGGAGGCTCAGGCATACACCGCGCAACTTCTCAAAGCGTGGGATATGGAGGCGCAGGGTCCGCCGAAGAAGGACAATACACAAGAGTAAGCGAAACGAGCCTCTATCTCAAATGGAGGCTCGTAAGGATGCGAAACCCCCTCGCAATTGCCGCTATTGTGGCGACCCTAGTTGTTGCTGTGCTCGTCATTGGCCGGATTCGCACGGTATCGCAGAACCCGGCCGCCACGCCGTCTCAAAAGTATCTTGCTCAGATCGCCTCCATCGAGCGGCAGCGTACCTTGCTGACGAAGCAGGAACTCGCAGAAGCCATTGCCGGTAATCGCTCAGCATCCAACGGGTCTCAGTGGGAGAACCTAAAGACAACCGTGAGCGGCACTACACCACCGCGTGAGTGTGCTCTGTTCCATGAACGGTATGCCAGTCTCATAGAGATCAGCGCAAACAGTAGCGCTGAACTTCACCAGGGCATGAAGCATATGCGGGGCACATCACCCGACAGGGATAATGGCCGCGCTTTTGCGTCAAGTATGGCGAGCCTCGGGACTAGCATGGGGCTGGAAGCCGCAGAAGAGGCTGCGGACGGGACGCTGGCAGACCTATGTCGCGACTTAGGAATACCGAAGCCGTTCATGATAAGCAGCAACGGCCCCTAGAACCCTCCACGATCCCTATCTTCCATCATGCGGTACTTGTTGTATTGCTCCGCGAACCACATGGAGAGCGGGTCTGTTGCCTCCAGCTTGATCGTGCGAGTTGCTCCCGCGTAACGGGCGCGCGCATATTCGGTTGGGGTATCTTGCCCAAGTCGCCTCCACCGAGGGCATATCGCTTGAAGTCGATCTTCTCAGCCGCATTCGCAGCGCGGCGGGTATTCGCCTCGATCTGCTTTTGGAGCTCCAGGTTCTTGTCGTCCGGCGACCACGCCCCTGTTCCCGCAACTGTGCCCCCTGCCGTTGCGCCAGGCTTTGCATCAGTGTGAAGCCACTTATTGAAGTTCTTCAGCCTCTCGCCTCGGTTGGCCTCCATATCCCCGGCCATCCAATTGAGGCCGACACCCAGCGCGAGGAACTTCACGGCAGTCATGTACTGCCTGAGTGCACCCGCGATCACGCCTGCAACTATGGCCCATGCGCTAGCAAGCTCTAACGTCCGCTGAGTAAAGTCGTAGGTGGCAACGCCCATTTGTGACATCCACCGGAGAAACGCGCTCTCCGACTGGAAGGTATCAAGCCATTTGGTTAGCCTCTCTACTTGCGGGAGTAGGGCTTTCGCCAGTACATTCCCGGCCTGCTCACTGAAGCGGGTCCATGCGCTACCGAGAGACGCGAGGCGGCTGTTGGTTGTGCTTGCCATGCGGGACAAAATGCCGCCGTACTTCGTGCCGATGATCCGCTCCAGGGCGTTCAGCGTGTCTTTCGCGGAACTGAGGAGCTTTCCATCGCCGTCGAACTTGATTCCCTGCCGCATGAACTGCTGCTTGTTCAGCCCAAACCCGGACATAGCCTCCATGTCTGGGAAATCGCCCTGAGCAAGCCGCCCGAACAGGCCCGCGGCCTCCATCACGTTCTTGTCCGGCCGGACGGCGTTCAAAGTGGCAACCAGCGGCAGGACGCGCTCAACGTTAAGCCCGAACGCCTCCACCATCTGCCCCGCGGTGCGGAGGGCTGTCAGTCCGGCCGGGGAGACAATATCCAGCTTCTCGATGAAGGCGATCTTCCGCGCCGCAACTTCCGCGGAGCCGCCCAGCACTTCCATCGTCACCCGGAACTGCTCCGCATCCGCAGACGCCCGCACGAAGTCCGACCCCACCTTGACGAGTCCGCCAACGCTCGCCAGCCCCATCACCTGCCCGATGGGACTCGCGATGCCGCTGAGGACGGAGCGGCCCGCCATTGCTGCCGTCCGGCTGAACCCTTCGGTAGCACGATCCATGCCCTTCAGGGCGGAGACATATGCCTCCGCCCCAACGACCTTTACCCGCGATATGAGTTCCTGAACGACGCCCATTAGCGAATACCCTGCGATGCCTTCCACTCCTCATACTCCCGCTGTTCCACGAGCCCGAGGGCTATGAAGTCGCGGCAGTAGGCGAGCTGGTCGTCCGTCAGTTCTTCGGGGTGGCGGTGGTAGATGTCACGGGCGACGGTGACGTAGTTTCTCCAGAGGATGTCGCCCCGAAGCCTTCCCCCGCTTCGTCAAGCTCCGCCGCCTCTGACTCGGCCACGGTAGAACCGATGCGGTCCACGATGATGCCATGCAGGAACGGGATAAGCGCCCCGCACTCCGCGGCCATCTGTAGGGCGGCCGGCTGCGTGATCTCCGGCTCGACGGCCAGTTCGCTCACCCAGAACGCCTGAATGGCGACTTCCTTCGTCTCCGGCTGGAACGGCTTCCAATCCTCCGGCACGCGGCCGCCTGTCGCCATCTTCGCGAACCGCTCGCCTTTCTGACGGAGCTTGATGTACTCGTCCGCGTTCTTCGGGAACCGGAACGTCAGCTTCTCGCCGCCCTCCAGGTGAATAGCGAACGTGCGGTCCTGCTCCTGCCGGAACTTCTCAATGAGCCCCGCGGCTGTCACTCCCATGATCTTTTCCTCCCTGTCAGTGCGGCGATTAGGACGGTGCGGTAACGGTCGGCGTGCCCTGGAACTTCAGGGAGACGCGCTGCATTTGCAGTCCGTCCCGCTCAATGCGATGGCCTACGGACGAAAGCAGGGCGTTGCCGCCGTAGGTGTTCGCGCCCGTGTTCACGGAGATGGTCACGACGGCCGTGCCGGTCAGAACTGTCCCCATGAGGGCGGCGACGGAAGCGACCATGATGTTGCCCTCGATGCGGCCCGAGGTGCCCACCGCTACGGGGAAATCATGGCGATCATTGATGCCCTTGCCCTCGGCGTCCTTCGTCTCTCCGATGATCTCCGCGTCTTGCAGGTCATCGATGTATGTCGTGCCCCCGAGCGTGAACACCGAAACATCCAACCCGGTCTTTCGATCTGGCATTTCATCCTCCTGAACCGGCTAGGCCGGCTCTGCCCATATGCGATACACGCCGCCACGGTGGACGTAGTGAGCGTCGGTGTCTGCTTCGGGGTACTTGATGGATCTGAGCCGGACACACCCCAGAATGTCCAGGCCGGTCACACTGCCGCGCTGTTGATGCAGGAGCGCGTCCACGCGGTTCACCACAGGAGCGAGCGGCGCGAAGTCCAGCCCCTCGCCAATGGCCCGCACCGTCACCTCTGCACTGACCGCGGCGCGGCTACCGTTGACGGCGTTCTCGTCCGCGCTTTCCGCCAACTCAAAGACAATGAGCGGATGCGAGGCCGCCTCCGGCGCCATGTCCTCATAGATGCGGGCGTCCACCATCCCGGCGAGCGTGGCGTCACCGGAAAGCGTCTCATAGAGCCATTGAGCGATCAGGTCCAGTTCCATTAGCGACCTGCCCCGTCAATGAGCGCCTTCCGGTAAAGGGCGCCGCACGCCTCCGCGTTTTCGGTGACGGCGGGACGCATGAACGGCCGCGGCTGAACATGCCGGCCGCCGAACTCCAGCACATGCGCGTATTCCGCCTTCAGCACGATCTGCCGCTCCTTGCCGACTCCCTTGCGCCGGTAGATGCTCTGCACCAGATTGCCGGTGTCATTCGCTGGCGGCTCCCCAGGCGCGGACGCCTGGTGCGTGCGGCCTTTGCGACGGTATATCCGGCCGGACTTGGGAGGGGATAGAACCTTGTCCTTCGCGGCTCTCACCACGAGGCCCGCGGCGTCGTCAAGCGCCCGTTCCAGCAGGATGTCGGTGCGCCGGCCGATGGCTGCGAAGCTGCCCCGCACGCTTAACGATATGGAGGCGTTCATCGCGTGTCCCTCACGTCGATCTGAACCGACTTCTCATAGCGGCGGACCTTGTGAATGTCGTAGGTGACGCCGTTCACCACCGCTCGATAGTCCTTCTCGTTCAGACTGTTCAGCGCGGCCGGGTATGGCGCGTAGAACACGATGAACTCGGTCACTTCCAGCACCTGCCCGCCGCCCACGGACTTGTAGCGGTAGGCGTTCGGGCTCTTGTATCCCATGCGGGCGCGCAGGGCCGTGAGTCCCGCGGCATTGGCCCACGTCGGGGTAAGGCCGCCGCGCCCATTGGACACGTCGGTCTTCGCCTGGAACGTCACCAGCACGTCTAGGGCCATGTGCGGTAAACCTCGTCATCAAGCAAGGCCCGAAGTGGCGAGGTTATCGGCACAACGCCATACCGCGCCTCAACGCTTCTCCGGTGACCCGCGAGCGCGAACAGGGTGAAACTGTTCCTCACATCCTCGGCCCGGCTCTTGATGGCGGAGACGCGCCTGAGCGCCTCCCATCCGAGACCCATCCACTCGCTGCGGCTGCTCTTCTCGCCTTCGCCCTGGGCGTACTTCACCGCAACGTCACCCTCCCTGCGCTCCGTGACGCTGCCTTCATGGCCCGTGCTCGCCGCGTAGAGCCTTGCCGCCGCGAAGAACGAAAGCGCGTCATCGAAGTGGAAGCGGTCCGCCTCGCTCAGGCTCTCATAGGCCATGCCGTCGTCGCTGTACTCGCTCACGATGGCCGGGACGAGTTGCGCGAGCTGCTGATCTATCACGGCGTCCGGCAGGCTGTCCGCGTCCGTGTTCAGGAGCATCTGCGAGCGCACACGGCCGTGAACGTCGCCATAGGTCGAGAAGTAGGTCTCGTCCCGGATACGCGTCGAGCCGCCGGTCTGGAACGTCCACCGGAGCGTCACCGGCCCGCCCACCGCCACCGTGACGTTCGCGCTCATGCGGACCGCCGTCGTCCCGTTGCCACTCAGGGTGACCGTTGGGGAGGCCACCGTGCCGTCCGCGAAGGTGACGGTGAGCGAGGGCGAGACGAGCGTCAGGGCGTCCGCCGCGCTCTCCGTATGGGTGACCGCCAGTGTCTCTCCAACTATCATGCTCGCCCTCCGGTCAATGGATCCGCCCCGCGCGCCCCTGTGAGGCCCTGTGCGCCGCGGGAGGCCGTCAGGCTGTCACCGCCGCGCCCGCCGCTCACGTTGTTCTCTCCGAGCCGCGCCTGACGCCTCAGGAAGAAGTAGAGCCACATGACCTCGCCCTCCTACACCAGTCCAATCACGATGAAGGCGTCACCCTCGGCGGGAGCCGCCGGGAACGGCGAGACGCTGAACGTCCGGGCCGCGCCATCGTAGTCCAGGATCTGACGCGGAACGCCCTTCAGTGGCCCGCTCGTGAAGGACAGGAACGACCCCTGGTAGATGCCATCCATGTCCGAGAGGCCGCTGTCACCGATGATGCTGGCTGCCGTCGAACCGGCTTCCGTCGCGCCGGTCACGTAGGGCTCCGCGAGGCCCATGCTCAATCCGCCGATGGCGGCCTCAATGTCCGAGGCCGTGCTGTTCGCCTGCGTGGCCTGCGCCACCGCCGCCGCCGCGCTGGAGGCCGCCGCGGCGATGCCCGCATTGTCCGGCGCGGTGTAGCCCGCAGTCGCGAGCCGCGAGGAGACAGTTGCATCGAGCCGGCCGCTATCCCGCGTGAGCATCACGTCGATGTAGCGGTCCTGGTCCCGCGTGAGGGTTGCGCCCGCGTCGATCTGGCCCGCCGCCTCGCCGTCCACCTCCGCGTCGTAGCTGAACTTGTACTGCCCCTGCCCAATCTCGCTGATGGCCGGCTGCGCCAGGTTCGCGTTATCCGAGAGCCGCTTCAGGTGGACCCACGTGGGTGCGAGGCCCGTCATGCGTGTGCCGTTGCCGGAGCTGTCCCGCACGATTATGAGATAGGTGATGCTTGCCATGCGTTACCTGCTCCTGGAGACCATGCGCGAGCCGCCGCCTCCACCGCCGCCCGTGCTCACGTCCGGGTAGAACTCGGCCATCATCATGTCGAACCAAGCGTTCTCCTCGATGGTGGCGGCCGCGTCTCCGACGATGTGGATGTCATCACCGGGCGGGTTCTGCTCCGCGTTGCTGCTGTCAAGGATCGGGTACAGGTCCGGCCCCGCGATCGCGTACTGTTCCGCCGCCACGATGTCGAGTTCCGCCTGGCGGTAGTCCGTCTGCCGCTGAAGCGTGCCCCAGGTCGCCGCCGCCTTATGGCACGTCGGGACCACCGTGGGGATGCCGAGGTCCGCATAGATGGCCTGGATGATGGCCCGCTTCGCCGCGATGAACGCCGCCACGCTCGTACCGAAACGCATGTCGCTTTCGTGCAGGCGGTCGATGGCGGCCCGCGCCGCGCCGGTGGAGTTGAGCACGCGGTAGATCATGGAGCCGTACAGGGTCGTCCGGTCCTGGTGGTTCGTCGGGACCGCCCAGGAGGGCGTCGGCGCGGAGCCGTCCGAGACGCCGGAGACGGAGCTGCCGCCCTTCGCGCACGGGATGAATATCTGCGGTACGCCGGTCGCTCGCGCCAGCCGCCCGAACAGCCTCGGCCAGGGAGAGCCGCCGGGGATGTTCGTCGCGTCGTTGCTCACGCTGTCCACCTGCCCCGTCGCGCTGTCCGTGGGGTCCGCCAGCATGGCCCAGCCGTACGCGTTGGTGAACATCACGCATCCGGGATGGCCGGCCGTGTCCGTGGTCGTCGTGCGCCGCCCCGAGCCGTTGGACTGCTGGGGCCCACCAACCCACACATCCCCGATGGCGAGGAGCGCGACGGCGGCGGTCACACTCGTGGAGTTGCTGAAGCGCACCTCCAACCGGCCGTAGCCGGTCGGCAGGTTGATGGTCGCGGTGAACGCGTTGCCCGCCGGAGAAGCGACGAGCGTCTGCCAGCCGGTAGACTGCGGCAGGTTCGCCGTGTCCGTGTAGATGTAGCGGTACTGGAGCGAGGTCGGCGCGCCGGCATACGTGCCGGTCACCGTCACCGCCGCCAGGTCCGTCGTGAGGTTCCGCTGGTAGCCGCGGCGCGTCACCGGGCTGGCGATGGTGATGATGGCGACGCCGGTGTACGTCCGGCTCGCGGCGTTCGCCAGCCCGCCGCTGTTGGTGAACGTGAGGGTCCGCGCGCCCTCGGTTGAGGGATTGATCGTGAAGGTCTGCGCGGCCGGGACGTTGCCGCCGGACGCGTTGAAGGTGAGCGTGGAGGGCGTGATGGTATCGCCCGGCACGGAGCTGGTGATGGTGACCGTCACGGAACCCGCCAGCGAGCCGTCCATCTCCACGGAGTAGGGGCTGGAAGCCACGCCGATGGTGCCCTGGATAGAGACCGGCGGCGTCACCGTGTACGTGGTCGCCGCCTCCACGATCAGGTGGTCAGCCGTCACCTCGTCCACGTTGATGGTGTAGGGCGTGGTGACCGCGCCGCCCGCGTTGGCGTTGAATTCCAGGTTGTCCAGCGTGGAGAACCCGACGCTGTTGAAGAAGTTGTATCCGGCCCCGCTGTTGTTGTAGGTGACCGGAGAGCCACCGGCCGTGATGTTCGTGATGGTGATGGAGAGCGTCTTATCCGTGACGCAGTCCGCCTCCAGCGTGATTTCGTACTCGGTGTCCGCCGCCCATGTGGTGACGGCTATCCCCGTGCCGTTCGTGTAGATGCGGAACGTGCCGTCGTTCTCGATGTTGAAGAGGACCGGCGGCGTGCCGGTCCCCACCGTCTGCCCGTTGCCCCATATGCCCATCCGCAGGGCGCGGACGTTCGTCATGGCCGGCGTCTTCACCCGGAAGGTGGCCCGCACCCGCGCGCGGGCCCCAAGCGAGCGGTGCAGGTAGCGGTTGGCGTTGATGGCCGCGGCCTGCGCGCTGAAGCCGGTACCGTTCAGGCCGGGCGCAGTAGACGCGAAATAGCCGGCGGTGCTCTGCGTCCACGCCGCCATGCTGTTGAAGTTCTCAGTGAAGATGTTCGCGTAGGGCACGGTCTCTCTCGCCTATCCCTTCAGGAAGTGCCACGTCCCGCGCCCGCGCTCCGCGTCGAACGGCACGCTCTTGACGTAGGACTCGCCCTTCGCGCCGAAGTCCACGCGCAGGCTCGCGCGGCCGTCACGCCGCCGCACCACGCGGACGACCGTGGCCGGATGCACGGCCCCGCCCTCCTTCGGCACGTAGCGGACCGGTAGGCCCTCGTACAGCTCGTCCTTGTTCATGCTCGCTCCTCACGTCACAGGCCCCAATCGGCGTAGTCCGCCGCGCTCGTCCGCAGCGGGAACGCCTCCAAGCGCGGCCACGCCGTCAGCACCTCCGCCCCGCAGTTGTCCCAATGGCGCTCGTCGCGTTTCGGCATATGGTCCGTGTAGTAGCGTGAGCGGTTGGCGAACTGCCGGTCGTATTCCGCCTGCTCCATCTCCCCCTCGGCTACCTTCCGCCGCATGTCCGCGTAGACGTTCAGTTGTTCTTGAGCCTCAAGCGCGGTGTGGTAGACCTGATGGATCAGATGCACGTCGGCCCTGTCGAAGGGCAGCGGCCTGTCAAGCGGCCTGTCCACCTGGTTCCAGAGCCGCCCCTGCCCGTCGCGCTCCTCGATAGTGACGCGGTTCTTCCCCAGATAGAGGTCGAACCTGTGACGCCTGTCCACGTCCTGCATCGTGCCGTTGGCGGTCGGGGTCTTGTCCCACCAGGAGCGGGTCGCCGCCGGATGGTCCGACCACAGGGGCGGATAGCCCGCCAGCACATCCACGGCGCGGCCCCCGGTGAACAGTTTCAGCCGGTGCGTCTCCTGCTGGATCTCCCACAGGAGCGAGGTCCGGCCCTTCGTCGGACTCGCCTTCGCGGGATCTTCGGCAAACGGCTTCAGGAGGCCGGGCGTCGTCACCGGGTCACCCGCGGGCGCCACCAGCAGGTTAATCCACCGCCGCCCCGTCATGTGCGCGTCCACCTCGAAGGTGACGTGCAGCACCTTGCCCTTGAAGTCGAAGGACTGCCGCGGCGTCATCACGAGCGAGGCGTCCGCGTTCCCGAGGTTGTCTGCCAGCACGTCCATGAAGTGCCCGTCATGGAAGAACACGTGCGTCCGCTCAGGGTCCGCGCCGTAAGCGGCCATTGTCCAGCGGTCGTTCTGCCACTCGATGTATTCCCCGTAGCTCTGGAAGTGGCTCTCCCTGTGGCCGGGGTTCCGGCCCGTCTTCACGAGCGGCGCGGCGTGGTTGAAGGTGTCAAAGAAGGCCTGCTCCCCGAACAGCACGCGCGGCTTCGCGGTGAGCGTGAGAGGTGCGCTGGCCGCGATGACCTTCAGCGGCTCGTTCGGCCCGCCGTGCCCGTTCAGGACGCACTCACAGTCCGCATGGCTCTCCATCGCGGCGAATTGCGCCGGGTCTTGGAACGGCCCCAGCCCGCCCGCCACGGCCTCGATAACGACCTGCGTCTCCTCGCCGTGATGCCCCAGGCCGTTCCACTCGATGCCGGGTCGGCGATACTTCCATTGCGGCACGTCGGACTGCGCGGAGTACTCCACCATCTGCCCGGCATACTTCGTCACGCGCCCGTCCACGGAGCGCAGGCGGTAGTCGGTCGCGCCCGGCACGGCGTCAAACACCACGAGCGCGCTGCTGTCGTTCGGATGCACCACGATGCCGGTAATCGCGCCAGATACCCCGGAAACGGGCGCGGGTGGCGTTGGCTGCGCCGGAGGCGTCGGAACCGGCTCCTGCGGCGTCACGGGGTCAGCAGGCAGCACAGGCGCGGGCTTCCCGTCGGGCGCGCTCTCAATTTCCCGCGCCGTCTGAATGTGCAGGGCCGCTTCCGCGCGGTGATGCGCCGCGAGCACCTCCGCGAGCGTCACAGCGAGGCTCCCACGGGCGGGTCCGCATCGTCGGGCGGCTTGATGCTAGCAATCTTCGCCCGCATGTCGTTGAACTCAGCCTGCAGGCGGGCTTGCACTTCTTCCTCGCTCATGCGGGGCCGTGAAGGTGTCTCGCGCGTCTGCACGGGGTCTGCCTGGGTGTTCCTCACGACCGTCTCCACAGGACCGGACGCGGGGCTCTCCGCCATGCCTGCCTCCGCGACATGAAGCATGGCGAGGATGCCCGGCAGGAACAGGAACGCGCCCTCCGCACCCGCCTGGAGACAGGCGAGATAGGAGGTCACGCCGGCCGCGATGACCCGGATACCGAGCCGGGCCCATCGCTTGCCCTCGCCGTTCACAGTGGGTTCTCCGCATCCTGCGCGATGACTTCCACCAGCAGGTTGACGCCGTTCCGGCTCACCAGCCAAAGGATCTGCGGCTTGACCGGCAGAAGGAACGGGAACGTCTTCTGCTTCCGGAACTTCGCAATGTCGAAGAACGCGAACCGGAACTTCACGTCGAGCGTGATCCTTAGCATGGCCCTACTCCTCTCACTCCTTCGCCCCGATGCCCCACGTAGGCGGCGGCTCTTCGTCCTCTTCGATCTTCTGCGCCAATTGCTCCAGACGGGTAATCGAGAGCCGCACGCGGGTCGTGTCCGTCTCGCCCAGGCTTGCCATCACCGGCTCGACGATGATGCGCAGCACCCGCGCCTCGGCCGAGACCTGCGGGATAACGGCTTCCAGGAGCGCCAGCCGCCGGTCCTGCTCCCGCCGCTCGTCTTCGCACCGTTCGGCCCGCAGAATGGCCTTCGCCAGCTCTTCGGAGAGCTGCGTCGTCAGCTTGCCGCGGTCGTCTATGCGGACCTGACCGATGGCCCCTGAGCGCCGCACAAACTCCGTCAGCGCGACAGTCACGACCGGCACAACGGCCGCCACGATTAGCGATTGCAGGCCCGTGTCCATAGTGCCGGTCGTGCCTCATTGCCATGCCCGCCCCGCACCGTCACGCGACGGAATGACGGTGGAACAGTATCCAGACACAGGCGAGCGCGTTGACGGCCGCCATGTACCCCGCGAACGAGAGGACGCCGGTCGTCACGAACGCCCAGGCGCACCCCGCCCACAGGCTCGTCGCCACGAACGCCGCGTGCCGCCGCCATCGCGGATAGCTGTAGTGGATGGCGAGCACCTGGAACGTGCCAGCCGCGAGGAACAGCACGCACCAGAGCGGCCAGCCGCCTATCCGCACCGCCAGCAGGAACGGCCATGCGTTGACCGTGAGGCCGGCCCCGGAGAGCGCGTACCAGAGGCCCCACGCCACGCCCTTGAGCGCGATGTACAGTTCGAGAGGCCGCGTATCGGCCTCCACGATGACATGCCGGTATGTGCGGTGCGGCAACGCCCTCTGAGACATGGCCCCCTCCACTCGCTTCCATGCTTTCTCGCCTGCGTCGGCGGTCGCTTTACTTCTTGGCGTTGGGGCCGTCTTGCTTCCCGGTGTCCTTTGCGCTGTTCGCGTCTCCGGCGGGCGCGGTGTCTTCCGCCGCCGTCGCCGTCGCCGTCGTCGCCGCCTTCTCCTCGGGGAGGTCCGCCGCGTTGGTGATGATCTGCCCGCCCACGAGGACGGACTCGCCGCCCTTGATCTTCTCCACCATCTGCGCGCGGGTGAGGCTGCCGCCCTGGTTCTGCTTCTCGGCCATGATGTTGCTCCTCGGCTATCTGAAAAAGGAGCCTGCCGCGCGCGTTTCACGGTCACGCGGCAGGCTCAGTGTCTCGCTGGCTGGCTGAGAGTTACGGGTTAGTGAGGACCGCGTTCGCGCCCAACTTGTGCTTGCGGGGGAAGCCGCGCGCGACGGCCCACAGGGTCAGGTTCGGCGGGTTCATGTCCGCGTTCGGGCTGGTGACGTACGCCACGGGGCCGAACGCGGGGCCGTCGAACTGGCCGAACGGCATGTTCACCATGCTGCCGACGACGCTCTCTGCGACGATGGCATTGGCCCAGTCCCAGGTCATCGGGTCGTTGTCGAACGCCGTGGAGGTCAGGACGATCTTCCCGGTCGGCAGGAAGCGGGTTCCGGTCGGGGTCGTGCCGTCCGCGTTCTCCACGAAGTAGGTGGAGTCGTTGATCTCCATGTCCGCCCCGAGGATGCGTCCGGCGAGCCCGATCATGGTCTGGCGGTCCGCCACCGGGAACGACGCCGCGGAGGGCAGGACGAGCTGCGAATACAGCGTTGCCTTGTTGCGGAACTCGGTCGTCGCCACCATCTCATTGAAGTCCGCGCCGGACATGGTAATCCGGTTGAACTCCACGCCATACTTCTCGCGGCCCACGGTCTGCACCGCCTGGATGTCCGCGATGGGCGTGGCGTTCGCGGTGTCGCTCCACGCCGTGCCGATGGTGACCTTGAGGTCCGGGGGCATCCCCCAGGTGACGCCGCTGTACTTGATGCCGAAGCGGTCGTAGGAGAAGGCGTCGGTCAGCATGGCCCACAGGAGGGCTTCCTCGCGCTGCAGGATACCGATGCGGAGCAGGTCCAGGTTTCGCATCACGTAGCGGTCCAGCGAGCCGAACTCGAAGCCCGCCGGATTGGCCGCGCCGTTCGCGATGGACAGCAGCGTGTTGATCATCGCCTGGCTGATGGGCGTGCCGTGCTTCAGGTTCGGGAGCTTCGTGCGCTCCAGCGCCACCGGGTTCGGCGCGTGGACCACGGCCTTCGCGTCATCCGCCACGATGTCCGCGGCGTAGGCGTAGCCGGTCACGCGGGCCGTGATCTCGTCGTCGGTGGCCTGCACGGACGGGATGCGCCGCACGGCCGTCAGGTTGAGGGGGAGTTCCCGCCGGTCCACCAGTCCCTCGACGAAGGCATTGATGCGGCGGGTTCCGAGAGCGTCGTAAATGGTTGCCATGTCTGATGTTCTCCCTTAGCTGTTCACGAAGGTGATAGCGGGGAACATCGTCTCGAAGTTGGCCTCGGTTGGCTGGCCGGAACCGCCAATTGCCAGCCGGTCCTTGTAGACCAGGCCCCCATCGAAAACGCCCCCAATTACGTCGCCGTCCCGGCTGAGGACAACCGTCTGGTTCAGCACGAACGCGTCACCGCGCTTGACGGCGGTCACGGTCTCGCGGCCGTCGGACGCGCCGGTGTCCACCGGGCCGTACTTGCCGCCGCTGGTGATCTTGGAGAGGGTCGTGCCGTAGCGGATGTACTTGTCGCCGTTCTTGACGACCGTGCCATCCGCGAGCGTGGTGTCCTCGGAAACCGCCGTCACGGTGGACCAGTCCAGCGTCAGACCGGCGGCCTTCCATCGCGGGTTGTTGTCCGCGCTCACCTGCACGCCGCGGCCCCCGGTCGAAATGACTTCTCGTGGCATGTCTACTTGGCTCCCTTCCCGGTCCCATTGGCCGCGCCTGCGTACTGGCGAGCGGCTTCCCGCTCCGCCTCGAAGTTCTTGGTCCCTGCATCCGCGTCACCGGCACCCGGAGAGGTCAGCCGCTGGCCGCCGCCGTCAGCGCCCTTGCCGATGCCGTACTTCTCGTCCGCCGTGGCTTTGAAGGTCTTGGCGAGGGCCTTCGCGAGGGCCAGGGGAGCCGCCTTGATCGTCTCCTCGTGATCCTTCGCGCCTGGGGCTCCGAACGCACGGATAGCCTCCGCCTGTGCGGTCTTGCGGGCCTCCTCCTCCGCCTCGACGCCGGCCGACGCATAGGCCAGCTTCTGCTTGAGGTCTTCCGGCGTCTTGATGCCGGCGGTGAGGCACTCGGCCCGCAGCGGGTCCGCGTTGATGGCGGCTTCGGTGGCGGTCTGCACGGCGGCGGTGAACGCCTGCGGCAGATCCTTCTCGAAGATGGACACGGCCGCATTGTCGTCGGGCGCGCCCAGCACCGCGTTACGCAGTGCGGAGAGCGTTGGGATGGCCGCGAGAGCCGCGGCGATCTGGTTCTTCATGTGGTTTCCCTTCGCGCCCTTGTCGTGTGCTTCGGGCGACGGTGACGGTGGCCCCGAAGGGACCGAGAAGTAACGGGAGGGGTCTTTAACTTCCATCGCGTCCAGCCAGACGGTGAACTCCTTGCGGCTGAACGTGCGGCCGGCGGTGAACTCGCTGTACGCCTTCTCGATGACAGCGCCAGGGCACGCGCCCGCCCATGCGCCGGACAGCTCCACGGCGCGGGCGTTCTCGATGGTGTAGGTGTTGAGCTTGCCTTCCTCGCGGCGGCCAGGGACGTGCGGGCACGCAGCGAAGTCGGTCAGGTCGTTGCCGCACACGTCGCAGCGCATGAGGATGGCGGGGCCACCCAGCCCGAGAGAGACTTCGCGGCGCAGCCCCCGCTCAATCTGCTCTATCTCGGCATTGGTGGCCTTGCCGTCGCGGCCTCGCGGGTACTGGTGGCGGGGAATGAACACGGAGGCGCGGACGAGGTTGCCGCCCTCGTCATACTCGCCCTCGTAGGTGTAGCCGTACGTGCCGTCCGTGTTGTGGTCCAGCAGGTAGGGTCGCCCCTGGGCGAGGTCGTCCGCCGCGTTCCGCAGGCTGGAGACGCCGATGTGCGAGGCGTAGGAGGTAAGCTGCCCGGTTCCGGCCACGGCGCGGAAGGCGAACACGTCAGCCTCGCGGAAGGGCTTGGAGGCGTGCTGGTTAATGCGCTCCAGGGCCGCCGCCATATCCTCAGCGGAGAACAGCGCAACCGCCAGTTTGCCGGGGTAGATGGTATCGATCATTCGGGTTGGACCCCTGAAACGCAAAAACGCCTGCCTCCCGAGAGCCGGTTAGGGCTTCGGAAAGCAGGCGTGGTGTCCCTCGATAGGGAGGTGGCCTGTGAGCCGGGTTCAAATTGGGCGCGGGAGTTGTCCCGCTACGATGATATTACAGCCTTACGGGTGAACCTGTCAAGCAGTTACCTTCGCGCACCCTTGCTTTTGCGCCTCGCGGACCTTCTGCATGAACGCATCGGCCTGCGAATAGGTGTGGTGCTGATGGGCGTCCACGGCCGCGATAAGGTCGCGGAGGTCTGGCGCGGCGCGGTTCAGGCTGGCGAGGTCGCCGAACTGCTCGAAGGGCGTGGGACAGGAGCATCCGCTGTCCTGTTGCCAGTAGACTGTTCCATCCGTATGCCGCCACGCAACAATGGTGTCATAGTCGTAATGAGCCTGACTATCCTCCAACTCCGCTATCACAATCAGCCCGAACTTCTCCGGGTTGTAATACACGTTCGCTGGCTCGTCTAACATGATGTGCCTCCTAGACCTATCTTGACACGCTGTTCAGGTACTCCCCGATGGCCTGTGCCTCTGCCAGCTTCTGCCGCCTCAGACGGTCCATGAGGGTAGCAAACGCCCTCCGCTGCTCGTAGGACGGGCGGCAGGCTTCAAACTGCGCCACCACCTCAGCGAGCGGCACGGCCTCCGTCTCCTCCTTCACGATGATGGTGGTTCGGCCCACGGTCCTACTGCTCCTCTACTCGCCCGCGAACGTCGCGTGTCCCTCGAAGACAACAAGTACGCGGCCCGGCACGCGGTCAGGGTGTATCCGCATCTCGATCTCGTTGAGCGGCCATCGGTCTGCCGGGTCTTCCTGCTGCTGTGCATCGTCCCGGAACACATCCCAATCAGCCTTTGAGACTTCGATGTACTCCGGCAGCCCCTCGAACTGATGACAGGTGGTCTTCAGCTCGCGCTGAATGCTGTCTACGTTCACGGTCTTCCACTGGCTCATGGCCTACTCCCTCACTCCGTTGATGCGCTGCTGAACCTGCGTGACCGCCCATTCCTCCATGCGGCTGCCGGGGTACTTCTCGCCGTGCGCCACCGCCCAAAGCGTCGGAGAGTGCGGCAGGCCCGCCTTCACCGCCTCCGTGGTGTGCAGAATGTCGTGATCCACCGTCATGCGCCACACCGCCTCATCGTCCGCGCCGTACCCGAGCCGTTGGGCCGTCTCCCGCTGGGCCGAATAGTCCGGCATGGCGACACACACCGCGCCGTCCGCGAAGACGGTCTCGATGCGCCTGGCCTCCGGGTCTATGCGGATGGTAATCACGACACCGGCTCCACGCCCGCGGATCTCAAGGCGGCGAGGCAGATGGCCCGGCGGCGGCGCTCCCCGCTCGTTGTCTGCCCTATCGCATCCACCCGGCCGTGTACCGCGTTAGGGCTGTCCCGCCAGTCGTAATCGTCGCAGTTCTTGGCATAGCTGTACGGCAGGACGGTGCAGGTCCAATCCCCGTTGTAGCAGGAGAGGTCCACGCAGTTGACGCCCTCCTCGTCACCTTCGGCTATGCGGTCCAGCACGGCATCAGCGTCTGCATCGTCGTTCAGCGGGTCTGGGAGCCACCACCACGGGTCATCCGGCCCGTTGCCGCGCTCGTCCTTCACGCGGGCGCAGCGGCTGCCGTCTGGCCTGCGGGCGCATCGCTCGTCCCACGTCCAGCCCAGCAGCCGCGCCAGATGCTCGCGGATCTCGTGATCGGTCACGCTACCCTCCTGAAGCAGTCCACGCCGCCGCTCGCGAGGCGGCAGTTACAATTCGTGAGGCATTGAGTCGCCCCGGCCGATGGCGTCGTTGGCAGGCTCGCCTTCGTGTACGGGCCGTTGCGGGCCAGCCGCGGGCAGTCCGAACACGACTTCTCCGGCGCACCTAAGCGCCAGTGAATCAGCGCGTCATCATCCAGCGACAGCACGAACGTCTCAGACGCCGTGCCCAACAGCCGGTCCGCGTACATCCGCATCCTGGCCTTCACCGCG